GGGGTTTATTTGCGGAATATAATGAAGCAAATAAACCCCTCGCGCCCACGCGGCGGAGCCGCGCTTACCCAACCAGAAAAAGAACAAAACCCATTAGCCAAACAAACCAAGCCAAACACGGGCTGACCAACAGACAAGTCCCTTCTACGCTAATGTATAAACCAGTCCTTTGCCTTTATCTGAACCGAACTCCTTAGCTGCCGCTACCCAACCAAACCTCGCTCAAACGCCGCGAGGCTTATATACAACTCCTTGACAACTCTTAGCTGGGCTTATATGATAAGATGGCAAGTTGATAAGCACGTCTGATGAGATAAATCGTATGCTAACAACTAAATACTAATCTTGCAATTTCTGGGCAGCCAGTGATAACTGGAAGTCGGTTTTTGCAAATACGGCTGCCGCCACCTCGCACTGGTTGCGGCGATTTTTTGCGCTATAAAAGGAGGGATAATTATAGCTTTTATATCTGATGTCATTAAGGTTGAAGATTTGCGGACCGACCAATTCAACCTTATTTCTGCCGGTTGCGGTTCCGGCAAAACTTATTGGGTCATCAATCATTTGCTGGCCTCATATCCTGACGTGCAACCTTATGAGGTGCTGTTTGTCACTTCTCGTTCTATAATTAAGGAGCAACAAGCTCGTAATGCTCATACAACTAAATATCGGCGTGGAGATAATATTCTGCAATTTTGGAACGGGTTGGAAGATGATGAGGATGTGTTGTTTGAATATGGGATTGCGTTAGCAACATACGATCAGCTTATTGATGCCGTGCAGACCACCGGCGTTGAAGTGCTGGGCAGGGTCAAGATTCTGATTTTAGATGAGTGCCACACCTTGTTCAGTGACACGTTTATACCAGACATTAAACTGTTGCGTTTTTGGTTGCGGGAGGTCATATACGGAGGTCATAAAATAGTAATTGGGTTAAGTGCAACGACGGGCATTATCGACTATTATGAAAAAGCGTGGAGCGTGCCGATTAACCGGCTCAATAAAGAGGCCGTTGCAGGGTATCGGGCAAAGCAGATGATTTGCACCGACTTCCGCACCGTCCCTTATTTGATTGCCGCTAATAAATTACCCGGTAAAACAATTATTATGTGTCCGTCTATTACACGTTGCGAATCACTGGTGCAGTACATTCAAAATGCGGCGATGGTAGTTAGCCCGCACTCGGATAAATTTACGCCAGAGATGAGCCGGATACGTGATTATATTGTGCGCCATGAGGAACTGCCGCCCACATATTTCACTGATGACGGCACAGAGCATGAATTAGACGTGTTAGTATCTACCAGCACATTCCGCGAGGGTTTTAATCTACGTAAAAGTAGTGGAGTTCGCAATGTTATCTGCTGTATGACGGACGAGCTACACGTTACACAGTTTGTAGGCCGTTGTCGGTATAGCATTGATCAGTTGGTTATCGCTGACACGTTTGTGAATAGCAACAATTTAAAGCGTGATCCTTATATTTGGCGAAGCCAGCAGTTGTTTAAAGAATATATGGCAAACAAAGAATGTGCAGCTTGGTTCAATACACTGGCACATTTGGTTGAGCATGATGCGTATGGTACGAAAAAGTTTGTCTTAGGGTCTGACGATGTGCGTTTTGTCAACTATATCAATTCGCATTGGTTAGTGCCGAAGGGGGCTTCTACGGAGGCGATTAAGCAATACCGTATTTGGCGAGATAACGATAAACAAGCGATTGTGGATATGGCGGTGCAATGCCGATTATTGCCCTTAGTAAAAAGTAAGGTAACTTTTATTAAGGTGATCACTATGTTAAATGCCGTGTTCGGCTACGAAATAGAACAAGGCCGTAGCATGATCGAAGGGCGTCAGCATACTTACCGACTGATCGTGGCCTTTAACGAAGACGAAAAGTGTTATGTGCCTGCGTTTAAGACAATCAACGAATGAAAGGGGTGACGTGCTCTGTTGCCATATTGTATGGATTGTCCCGATCGATGGGATTGCGATCGTAGCGTGTGCGGATTGCTGGGTGTTGATACCATAGAGTGCGACGCTTGTGCTAATTGAAACACCTTTGATGACACCTGCGCCGAGTGGTTGGCTACCGGCGCTTGAGAAGTTGTGACATTGTAACAACTTAGAGAGGAGATTAGATAATGGCTTGGATAGATGCTTCAACATTGCCGCCACACGACGGTGCATATTTGGCGGCGTGGCAAGGCTTGGATAATGATGTGGTTTATGACGTTTTGTGGTTCGCGGCGCGGCCCCCAGAGATGTTAAAGACAGAGCACCATTGTAATGTGTGGTACATTTACGATAGCATGGGCGATGTGGATTTGACCGATATTGTGCTGGCGTGGCAACCCATTGACAAATACACGCGCCTGTAGTATGGTATAGTTGTAAACAATTCTCAGGTCGATGTTGCTCTTCGTGGAAGTAACAAGTGAATAGTGTGTATGCGCCCGCTCAAAAATGAGCGGGTAATTTATTAGTATTGCTATAAGGAGGAATTGATGGAAAACAAATTGCAGATGACGCAAGGAGCTACAATGAACGAATTGCAAATATTTAACAACAACCAGTTTGGAGAGATTAGGACTATTGAGGACAATGGTAAAGTGTTGTTCTGTGCAGTCGATATTGCGAGAGCGTTAGGTTATAGCAATCCGCATGACGCAATCGGTAGACATTGCAGGGGGTCGTGAAACGCGAGGGGGTCTCCGTTACTACAAATCAGCATGGAGTATCTACCGAACAGGTGAATGAAATGTCCTTTATCCCCGAAGGTGACGTTTACCGCCTTATTACGCACAGTAAGCTTCCCACAGCGGAAAAGTTTGAAAGATGGGTGTTTGATGAAGTGTTGCCTACCATTCGTAAACATGGCGCTTATCTCACGCCGGAAGCATTAGAGAGGGCTATGAACGACCCTGACTTTACCATTGGGTTGCTGACTGCGCTGAAAAACGAGCGCGCAGGCCGTCAAATCGCTGAAACTAAGGTCTCTATGCTGTCTGCTGAGGTTCTGACTTGGGCAGACCGGAAGGTGTTGAACGCTATCATGCGTAAGTACAGTTCTCAGGTGTACAACGCGGATTTTGCAAAGGGCTGGAACGCCTTTTATAAGGAATTGTTGTACAAACACGAGATCAACCTCAAGTCTCGCGCCACGCAGCGTATGAATCGCACGGGCAAAAAACTGAGCTATTTGGACACGCTTGCGGACGCCGAGCTGCCAGATGCAATTAGTACCGCTGTGGCAATGTGCCATGAGCAAGATGTCAATATAGATGATATTATCCAGAACGTCGCGTGATGGGAGGAATTTTGTGAGTAACTGGATTGAGCTTGATAGCCTGATACAACACTACAAAGAACTTCGAGACACAATAGTAGAAACCGACGAGTTTGGCCTGCACCCTGTCTCCATTGAGAATATGATTGGGCTTTTGCGTACTTATCAGGGTACGGCATTGCCGGATATTATTCGGTGTCGGGAGTGCATACACTATCACCCTTGCGAAGCGGAGTTGATTGACGGCAGTGCGCCGGATTGGGGCATCTGCGACCAGCCGTGGTTTAACGACGATGAAAACGACGTTGACGAAATGTTCTATTGCGCTCAGGGCGAACGGAGGGAGGATAAAACCGATAAATGTTTTAATGAACATCGCGCTCATTGGATTAAAGAAAATGACATTTGTTATGATTCCGATGCTTCTTGTTTCTATGCTGAGTATAGTTGCTCTTATTGTGGCGCATGGACCAATGACCGATCTGAGTTGCCAGAATATTGTCCTAACTGTGGGAAGAAGATGAAAGGGAAATAATGAGCAAATCCTCATATAAACGTATATCTGGCAAACCTCACGAAGTTCAGTCACGACTATACAGAAAAGATTGGATATGTATTTCAAGGGGCTGGATCAAATGGGCAAAACGATATATGAATAGGACGTTTAGACGAAATTATACAGAAGAAAGGATAAGGAATGATGATTAGACCGAACGATACTGTACTACACAAGCCAACCGGCGAAACATGGGTGGTATGCGGGGTTGACCGTGAACGTGGCGAACTCATTCCTTGCGGATACCCATTCCCCACCATTGCCAAAATTGACGATTGCGAATTGATTACAGAGAGATACACGGCATACGGGCAACCAGAAGAATACATCAAGGCATTGCAGGAACTCGGCCTGTCCCGGTTTATTGACGCCCGGGCGGCAATGTTTCACGGATTCATTTAAGGTGTTTAACGATGACTAAATACATAGAAGAAATTATGCAGACGAAAGGGCAGCCAATGAATGAAGAATATATAACCAAAAGTGCCGCGATAGAAGCTGCCTGCGATGCAGTAGAGTTATATCCTTCGGAATATCAAGAGATAGAAAATGCCATTAACAGGGTTGTTGCCGATGTCGCTTTGGTTATGGATACAACGGAACTTGAAGATTTGAGAGCCAAGTATCAGGAGTACGTTGCTGGAAAAGACAAGAACAGTGGAGATGTGGCTGAAACGTATATAACCAGGCAGATTAAATTGCTTCAACAGATTTTGGACATTTTCGATGGTGTAAGCGAGCCGGAGAATGAGTTATGAATAAATACAATGAATACTCAGAACAGCTTGAACAATATGAACAGATTGCCAATGAGGGAGGTTATGGGGAAGCTTGGCTTACGGATGTCGGAGAAGCCGTGACATTTTATGCCATGCAGTGTGAAACACGAGGAAAGCGGCCTACATTTGCTGGGCTTATGAAATACTTGGATAAAAGGGCAATATTTATGAGTATTTATGCAAGAGGTAATGAGGAATGACACGCGAAGAAGCAGCAAAAATAATTGAAAAGCAGTTTGACGAATCATGTGGGGATTACAGATATCAAAATAAAGACAAACTGGATTATGAAGATGCATTATGGCTTGCAATCGCCGCCCTCCGTCAAAGGGAAGAATTTATGCCACCATGTTATAAACCAGATAGTGGCGATGGTGAATGTGCGTATCAAATTTATGGTCCAGACGATGATGAACCGATTGAGCGTTGCAAGGCTTGTCCACTGTGCTATTCTGACAAAATGAGACATAATGCACCGAAAACACCATGCGATTTATGTCTATACAATCCACCATCGAGCGGGGACGGGAAGCCATGCACAATGTGTCCGGCCAGTTCTCTACCAGAGCCACCGAAGGAGAACGTATGAACAATGTAATAGTTATGGCAGTTGGGTTTATTTCACTTGCAATCGTTGGATTTATGGTAGGTTGCCAGGTTGGGAAAAGACGCATTGAAAAAGAGATACCCAAGAAGATTAAAATTGTAAAGGTTAATGGTTTGTTGGCAGATTATCAGTGTCCGATGTGTGGAACTCGTTGCATCACAAAAATGGACGGCGAATGGCTTGCAGGTGCATTTTACACACATTGTTATATTTGTGGTCAGGCATTAGATTGGGAGGACATATGAACAATGATAAGTTTGATGCAATAACAGGAGGCAGGCTTGTATGTTGCTGTGATTGCGGTAAATGGTTTCCGAGCGCAAAGGCTTTTACGAAGTTTTATAGCTCAACTGCATTTATGCTTTGTCCTAAATGTGCAAATAAGCTGGAACAGGGAATAAGGCGGTATAAATCGCAGTTGCCGAAGGAGGAACAACATGCAGAATAAGCTTAAACAGTGTCCGTGCGGTAATACCGTAGAAGTGAAATATATAGCTGGGATTGATCGCAGCCTTTTGTGGTATATCGATGACCCGTTTGCCAGCTCAATGCCGAGATATTACATAAATTGCGATAAGTGCGGCAGGAGCATGATGGTGAAACTACACAAATTAACAGTGGAGCATCGGGACAAGTGCAAGCGCGATCTTATTAAAGCATGGAACAGGAGGGCAAATGAACAGACTGACTAAAAGAACGATTTGCGGGACGGCGAATCTTGCATACCCTGAATCATGTTATTTTAAATCCGGGGCAAAAGACCAGATCGCCGTATCTGCTTATAGGCAACAAGCCATTGAACGTCTTGCCGAATATGAGGATACAGGGTTGGAGCCGGAGAAAATTGTGTTTCTGAAAAATGTTGTGGATGATGCGTTCTCTGATAAACCGGAGTTTACTGAGCATATTCGTGAATTACTCCGGGCAGAGAAAGACGGACGGTTGGTGGTGCTGCCGTGTAGGGTCGGGGACAGAATATATCGAGTTATTGATGATTGTACATTCCCCGGGGATTGTGGAACGACAAGGATGTGTAAAGGGTGCGAATATCGAAATTTGTTTATTGAAAAATGTACATTCCGTTTGTATTTGCTTACTGATGATGGTCAGTTACGGAGAGGTTACTACCGCACCCGTGAAGAAGCCGAAAAGGCATTGGAGGGTAACAAAGATTATTAGGAAATTCCGCAAAGAAAGAGGGGTTATGACAATGAAAACGTACACGCAAGCTGATTTTGACACCTTTGAAGTAGATAAGTTTGGTCGTAAGATATGCCCTACTGGGGATTATACTAACATAAAAGACTTTGTAGGGTATTGCGTCTTTGGTACATATTGCCTCTTTGGTGAGCATTGCCGCTTTATTGAGCATTGCCGTTTTGGTGAGGGGTGCTACTTTGGCGATGGGTGCAGCTTTGGTGCGTATTGCTACTTTGGTGCGCATTGTGACTTTGGCAAGGAGTGTCACTTTGGTGAATTGTGCGGCTTTGGCGACGGGGGTACCTTTGGCGTGGGGTGCAGCTTTGGTGAGTGGTGCACCTTTGGGGAGCGGTGTAACTTTGGTGAATATTGCAACTACGAAAACGATAAAGTAAAAAATGGTCACTATGTCGCTGTGGATAGGATAGGTAGCAACAACCAAAAAGCCTATTTTTATATGGATGAAAACGGTAATATGTTTGCTCGTGTCGGGTGTTGGTTTTTGGATATGGGTGCATTTAAGGAGTGGGTGAAAAAAGCATACACTGGAACAATCCATGAGAGGACATATCTGGCGGCTTGCGACTTGGCAGAATTGATGTTGAAAGGCGATAAGGAAAATGACTGAGTATCAGAAAGATTTGGAGATTGCTAAAAAGGTGATGTCAGACAGCAAAATGCTGCGTGAGAAATATAAGTATTACAACGTTTCTGATTTAGTAGAGGCGTTATCTATCGCAGTAGAATGTGATATGCCCTTAAAATCCATCAACAAAGATGGATATGGTGTCAGACTAAGTCCCTCTTACGCGTATTTTGATTTCTATTTTTGTCATGGGTATCGATTGGCAATCAAAAACACCAAGGCGGAATTTGACAAATCACAATGGAATATCCGTTTTACCTGTGGAGGGTGCGGAATATTAAACCTTTGTAATGATAGCCAGGTTGCATACAAAGAGGCTCCACAGCAAATCTGGAAAAACTTCTTGGAGTGGGTAAGAAGTTATAGTCCTATAGACTGGGATGACATCAACAATGAGTATGTTTTCTCAGTAGAAAACGGCTACAGGCTTTATCAGGATTTTAAAGCAAAATATGATGAAACTTGTGAGCAGATGGATAAAGCTGTTGCCGAGTATAAGATAGAGAAACTTCAGGCTGAAATAAGACGGCTAAGTGGCGAGGATTGATAATACTTAAAAGCACAATCTTATTGAAGTACGTAACAGGAGGAATGATTATGGACGAACCAAAAAACTACCCGCCTTATTTGGATTACCCAAAGTCGTACAAAGCGAAAACTAATGCCGACCGCATCCGGGCGATGAGCGACGAGGAACTGTCAAATTTTTTAACTGGTTTTGCAAATAATGGCTTATGGGCTACGGAAATTGAGAGGAAAGTTTGTTATAAGACAATTGCTGACTGGCTTCAGCAACCAGCAGAGGAGACTGATGATGGATAAAGAATATGTAGGGCGAGAAGAAGTAATAAAAATTCTTGAGCATTATGACCTGTCGAGTGGTTCGACGCTCGGCTATCATAGTGGTGCAATAGAGTGTGCAATATCAGAGATAGGGATGTTGCCTGCTGCTGATGTAGTGGAGGTGGTACGGTGTCGGGAATGCAAGCATTCGTACCGCATAGATGGTGCAAAAGAAGAGTATGACTGTGCAAAAATTTCTGCGTTTGCAAAGTTTTTTCCGGGGGATCATTTTTGCAGCTATGGAGAAAGGAAAACAGATAGCTAAAGAGTTCATAGAGCGAGAAGCGGCGATAAATGCAATAGAAAATGATTGTCTTGAACTGGTCTATTACACTAAAGAAGATGCTATACAGTGTGTTAAAGCAACCCCTGCCGCCGATGTTGTCGAAGTGGCCAGATGTCGGGAGTGCAAATACAGCTACAAGGATGAGATATTCGGAAATCGCTGGTGCGATTCTCATTTAGGATGCAGAAAGGTCAAGGATGACGGATATTGCTATCTGGGAGAACGAAAAGAAGGTGCTGACAATGGCTAAAGAGTTCATAGAGCGTGGGGCGTTGATTGCCCGATATGATGCAGAGCATGTTGGCCCACCGGGCAGAGCGAGGGAATTGATGGTAACTGCACCTGCTGCCGATGTTATAGAAGTACGGCATGAACGGTGGGAAAAGCACGGCTCTAAATGGCAATGTACTGGTTGTAAAGTGCTTATGAATATTGACGGAACACCACAAGAAAATGTGCTTTATTATTGCCCCAACTGCGGAGCTTATATGATGGGAGAAAACAATGTCTAAAGAACATATAGAGCGAGAAGATGCAAAGGCGCGGCTTAGAATGTGGATCACAGATTGCGTATTAGACGGGGACAATGAGGCGGCATACTGTTTCCGGGATTGCATAGACCTCCTCGACAGTATTCCTGCCGCCGATGTTGCCCCTGTAGTGCATGGGCGGTGGATTGAAAAAACGGCACATGATAGGCGGCAGTATTTTGAATGCTCTAATTGCGGAAAGCAAGAGAATAAACATACTGCTATCAGAGGCGGGTTTTGTTGGAACTGCGGGGCGAAAATGGATAAGGAGGAAACTAATGAACTGGATAAACGTGAAGGATAGATTGCCGGAAGCAGAAAAAGAAGTTTTGCTGTTGTGCCAAACAACGTGCAGAAGCGGTCATACATATTCATATTGCTGTATTGCGGTTTATGTTCCTGAGGGAATACTGCGTGGGGAATCGTGCTTTAATTGGGATTATGAATGCTGTGACG